GGATGGTAAAAGAATAGTACTAGCCATAATTATAAGTACATATGAACAGGAGATTAGTATGGCATTTTCAGAATCAATGTTACTTCCATCTATGGGTATTGTTTATCAGTTACCAGATTTTGATGGCACTGTAAAAGTTAAACCTTTTACAACAAAGGCATATAAAGATCTTTTAACAGGGAATGCATCAGAACAGGCACTTACACAATTTGTTGAAACATGCTTAGTAGATTGTCCAATTAAAGCTAAAAATATGAATCAGCAAGATATTTTAGCTATTCTGTTTAAGATTCGTGCAATGACACTTGGCAATAATCTTAAAACACAAGTTACATGTCCAAGATGTAATACAGTTACAACTATTGATTGGGATCTTAATGCTGTAGATGTAAACTATTTACAGGTTGAAAAATATCCAATCCCAATTGTATTACCATCAGGAAAAGAGATTAAACTCAGATTTCCAACAGGTGCTGATACAATTAAAGCAAAGGCTGCGGCTGAAAAGCGTGCGAGCATGTTTAAAAAAGATCCAAGTGAATTTACAAATTTATATACAATTGTATCATTACTTGATGTAGACAGTATGGACATTGTTGAAAAAGCAGATTGGTACGAAAATATATCTCCAAAAGATGCCGTATATATTAATGAAGCATTTAAACAAATGGATGATGTGTTTGGTGTAAAAATGACTCAGGATATGCAGTGTGCAAGTTGTGATAGATATTATACAACGCATATTGACATTTGGGCCGACTTTTTTCGCCCCGACAGTAGCGTCAGCCTCGGTATTACAAGCAAGGCAGGAAATTTATCAGGAATTACTAAATTGCCAGATATTTCTGAGTAAGCAGATTGGTGTTACTTTTACTGAAAGCAACGAAATGGTATATTTTGAATTTAGAAAAGTTATTAATTTAGCTGTTAAATATTTAAAAGATACTGGACCTCAATTATCTGATTTAGGATAAATAAATAGCAAAAGCTCCCAATTGGGGGCTTTTATTTTATATACTATCTATTAAAATAAAGTTATGTTATAATATAGCTTTATTTATATTCATAATATATCAAATGTGAGCCTAGTAATGAGTAAACCGGATGTAAAAGTAGCAAAGCTATTAAAAATTTTAACAGGTGATAAAAAGATTGATCAAGTCGCAAATATTATCGACAAAATACAAGTAAAAGATTTTGAACAAATTAGACCTATAGTTCCAATAGAACAGTGGTTAAATGATCAATATTATTGCGGACGCGATTGTGTTGACAAGCTATATCCATTTTGGAAAAATCTTATTTGTGATATTTTTAAAGATGGCAAACAACATTATAATCAGATAGTATTAACAGGCGGCATAGGCTGTAGACCTATTAATGATACACTGTATGAAACTTCTGAAGGTCTACTGCATCTAAATGAAATACAAGAACTTCTTAATAATGATGTAAAAGTATATATTAATACTGAAGATGGTGTTGAACAGATAGTTGCAACACATATTATTGGTGAAAAGGAAACAATAACATTAACATTAAATGATGGTACAGTATTTACTGGATCAAGCGATCATTTATTAAAAGTATTTGATGGCAGCAGTATTATATTTAAAAAATTATCAGACATTACTGAAAGTGACAAAATTATAAAGCTTGAAAAAAATACTGTATTAAGAGATAATAAATATACTTTTTTATATATTATAAATAAAGTTTATTCATGTAACATTGTTGGTGATATTGAGGTAGCCGGTAGTCACACATATATCTCAGATGGTGGATTAATAAATCACAATACTGGCAAGTCGACTGCTGGACTTTATATTATATTAAGAAAACTGTATGAGTTATCATGCTATAAAAATATTGCCGGATTGTTTGGTTTAATGTCAAATACAATGACAGCGTTTTTGTATTTTAGTTTAACAAAATACCAAGCTGAACGATCTGGATTTTCACAATTAAGATCAATAATAGATGGCGTACCATATTTTAGAGAGCTATTTAAAAGAAATCAATTTAGAAATTCAACATTGGACTTTCCTGAAAATATTCGAATATTCTATGGAAGTTCAACTGCAGATATGATTGGTTTAAACTGCATTAGTTGTATAATTGATGAGGCTAACTTTTTTGGTAATAGCTCAGGTTCAGAGGTTGATTTAGGTTCTGTTGAAGAATTATATAATGCAGTTTTATCAAGAACAACATCACGTTTTGCTGCAAATGGTGTAAATAATTCATTAAATCTTGTAATATCGTCTTCAACATTTAAATCATCAATGACATCTAAATTATATGAAAAGTCATTAACAGATTCTTCAATTAAATATGCACGTGCAAGATTATGGGATATTAAACCAAATGGAACATATTCTGATGAAATGTTCTATGTGTTTGCTGGAAATGATAAATTTGATCCATTTATTATAAATAGTACAGCTGATTTATGTACAAAATTAGGAATTAGCTTAGATCCAAGTTTAACAATAAAAGAAGCAATTTCAAAATTATCTCAAGAATATAGAAATCTCATTGATGAAGTTCCAATGGATTTTTATAAAATTTATAGTAGTAATATAATTCAGGGATTGCAAGATTTCTCTGGAATGTCTGTTGCATCTACGGGTAAATTATTTTCATCAAGATCAACATTTGAAGCTTGTATTGATCATGATATAAAGCCATTATTTACAAAAGATGAGTTTACAGTTGAAACAGGAAACGATGAACCATATAACTGTATTCAATATTACTTAAATGGAATTGACTTCCCACATAAAGAATGTCAGAGATATTTGCATATCGATATTGGTGTGACAAACGATGCTTATGGTATAGCATGTTGTTATAAAAATGGATCAAGAATAATAGATGGAGTTGAAACACCAGATTATTATTATGACTTTGTATTAAGAATTGTTCCACCACCAGCACCTAAACGAGTATCAATTGCTAGATGTCATGAATTTATTAAATACATGCGAGACAATTTAGGATTAAAAATTGGACTTATAAGTTTTGACCAATTCCAAAGTGAAGCAAGTAGACAATTCTTAACTGAGAATGGATTTAACGTAAAATACCAGTCTGTTGATAAAACAGATGAACAATATTTATTCTTTGTAGATTGTCTTTATAAAAATATAGTTCATTTTAGTGAAGAGTTTGCGTCTTCAATTAAAAAAGAATTATTTGATCTTATATGGTATAGGAATAAACATAAAGTTGATCACCCGTCAGATACAAAACATGGCGGAATGAAAGATCGAATGGATGCCGTTTGTGGAGCACTGTATAACGCATATATTACACAAGAGACTGCATTTAATCCTGATGATATTCTTAATTTAGCAAAATATAATTCAGGCGATTTAGATAATTATGCTGAACTGCCAACTGAAGATCTGGATGTTGAATCCGGTATTAAAAGAATTTCATTAGAAGATTTAGAAGATCCTTTTAGATATTTAAATATTGACAACTAATTTGTATATCAAATATATGTTTATTATGTAAACATAGTGTTTAATATGGAGATTACTATAATGAAAAAATTAACTATTGAAAAGCGAATTAAACGACTTGAACATCTAATCTATGAATCTGAAGATAGCAATATTATTGACTGTGAATTACTTTTACAGACAATTAAAGACGACTTAGATGATTTACCAGAAGTTGATGTTTATCTTGATGATGATAATCTTGAAAACGGATTTGTGAATGTTAGTTTTTATAATCCAACGTTTATAGCTGATTATGAAGTTGTCCTTGATGAAGATGATGGCACTCTTGCAGTTAGTAATGATGGACAAACAGTTGGTGAAGCTGAAGATGCTGGTGAAGCTGGTGATATGATTGCTGATCACTTTATGGATGAATATATGCAATATTAAATCTAAGTAATTTATTATGTAATAACACTTTATTGGAGCAGTATGTTTATTACAATTCTTGGATTGATTGGATCAGGAAAATCAACATTAGTGTCTAATCTTGCAAAAAGTGGCAACTATATTGAATATCAAGAGCCTGTTGAATCAAATCCATTTCTTGAATTATATTATCAAGATCCACATAGATGGTCTTATGCAATGCAAGTTAATTTATTATTTGAGAGATATAAACAATCACAAGAAGCATTCTTAAGATCATCACGTGGTGAAGATACAATAATTGACAGCTCAATATATTCAGATGCAGCATTTGCATTAGTTCAAAGACAATCAGGATATTTTACTGATAAAGAATATTTATCATATATAAATATTCACAAAGTGATTGCAGCACAAACTGCATATCCAGACGTCGCCGTATGGTTAGAGTTGTCACCAGAAGATACTTTAGAACGTATCAAAAAGCGATCTAGAGATTGTGAGTCTGGTATTCCTATTAAGTATCTTCAAGATCTATATGAAGCATATAAAGTAATTCTTAATAAACTAGAATCACATACTAAAATTATAAAAATTGATGCAAGAAAATCAGTTGAGACTGTATGTGATGAAGTTTCAAATATTATATCAAATTATAAGCTAAATAGTTCACAGTTTGATATTAAATATTATTAAATATTATTCTACAATAGCAAATAAACTAAAAAGAAGGATGTATATTTAACATTAATGTTAGGTTTACGTCCTTTATTTTTATATGGAGATCTGTATGAATATTGACGATAACAATTTTAATGATACTATAAAAGAAAACAAAGTTACAGTTGTTGACTTTTGGGCAACTTGGTGTGGTCCATGTAGAGCAATGTCAATGTTCATTGATAAATTAATTTATGAACATAAAGATAATAGTAATATAAAATTCTGCAAAGCTAATGTAGAAGAATGTGAATCAGTAGCTGAACAACTTGGAATTCAAAATTTACCGTGTGTAATATTCTTTAAAGATGGTAAAGAAATAGAAAGAGTAATTGGTAATAATCAAGCAAAAATTAAAGAAATTGTTAATTCACTTGTAGGATAATAGCCCATTATGAATGATAAAGAAGTATTTGACATATTAACTGCTGAAGAAAAAAGACAGCATACAACTTTAAGAATGGTTGCTTCTACAAATCAGGTATCTGATAATATATTAAGATGTCTCTACAAGTAAAAACAAATTTTCAAACCTCAATATCAATATTATTGTAAGCACTTTATTTTTAATAACTGACATAGGAGGTTTGAATTATGCCTAGTCCTTCATGGCAAAAAGAAAGAACTAACGTCAATGTTACGAAATCTTTTAAAGATGAAATGCAAAGAGTCGTTGATCTTTATCGTGAAAGACAAGATCGTAATATTCCAGTTGGTAAAATAGTTGAGTCTTTGATTCACGGAGATGAGTACATTATTTCTCTTTATAATGAAATTAAGGAGGAATAATGAGTAAGAAGACATTAGAACAAATTAAAGCCGAACGTGTCGAAAAACTTAAAATAGAATATATAGGTAAAGAATTTGGTTTGCTTACTGTAACTGACGTAGTAAGAAATTCAAATGGGCTCATAGAATTTTTATGTAAGTGTAGATGTGGCAATGAAACTAGTGGCAGATGGGATAAAATAAAATCTGGGCATAAAATGTCTTGTGGATGTTTTCAAAAATCACAAGAAAATTCTACACGGCATAAAGAATTATATGACAATTATAATCATGAAGAAATAAATAAGAAAATGAGACAGTGGATTGCTGATAATCCAGATAAAATAAAACAAAGAAACGATAAGCTTAGGAAAGAAAAGCTGCCAGGTGAATACGATGTTATGTCAGACGAAGAAAGACGAGCTGCTATAGGAAAGAAAATTTCTGATAAAAAGAAGCAATGGTATATAAATAACAAAGAAAAATCTGAAGAGATTAGAAATAAGCTTGTAAAATATTATGAAAATAATGATGAGAAAAAATCTGAAATAGTTGCTAAAAGACACGCTGGCGAAGTGATTAAAAGATCGCGTTTGACGTTTAAAGGGCTACTTGAGATCATTCACAGTGATTATGTTAGAGATCTTACGGGCGGTATTTTATCTAGTGGTGATATGATATTAACAAAATGTCCATTATGTGGTTCGTATGATTATCATACATTAAGTAATGTTTATAGTTTAATGTATGATAAGCTTAAATGTGATACAGCGCCACTGTGCTGCAATTGTAAATATATAATCACTGCGTCAAAGGCCGAAAGCGAGATAGCTGACTTTATTTCAACATTTTATAATGGTGAATGTATTAGGAATAGTCGCGATATAATCTCTCCACTTGAACTTGATTTATATTACCCTGAAAAGAAAATAGCCATTGAGTTCAACGGTGATTATTGGCATAACGAAGATCATAAGTCTAGTGATTATCACTTCAATAAATTTATACAGTGCAAGACGAATGGAGTATTTCTTATAAGTATCTTTGAAACAGAATGGAATTGTAATACTAAAGCAATTGAGCAATATCTGTATGATACTTTTAACAATAAGTCAAATAAACTATCATATAATGACGGGTGTATGAATAATAACTATCCTGATATAACAGTACCATTCTGTGATTATTCAAGACACATAGAGCACTCGTACTCTTATAACAATAAACTAATCTATACTTGTGGTTATACGGAGATTTAAGTATGAAAGATATTGAGGTTAAAACCATTATTAGTAATGAAGAATATCGTCAGAATCATACGTTAAGAATGATAGCGTCTGAGAATATTCCGTCTGATGATGTAAGAGAGGCTTTAGGCAGTTGTTTCACTTCAAAATATAGTGAAGGAACCGTAGGAAAAAGATATTATCAAGGACAAGAAAACACTGATAAAATTGAAAAACTTGCAATAGAACGTGCTAAAATTGCATTTAAGTTACCTAATGATTGGCACGTAAATGTTCAACCGTATAGTGGAAGTCCTGCGAATCTTGAAGTTTATAATGCACTATGTGAACCTGGTGATATTGTAGTAGGTTTGGGTCTTAATTCTGGAGGTTGGTGTTAGATTTGGCTTCCCTTAGATGGTGACATCTTTGTAAAAACCGTGAATATGCTGGAACACCTTTAGAGCTTTGATTACCATTTGTATATTATAATTGGTGACAATATTAAAGATTAGGCAATCAGCAGGGACAAGCGTCATGGCGAGCCCTCAGAGACTACCAAGCGGCGACTTAAATATGATAATTTATAAAATTCAAAATAAAAATAATTGTAATGAAATTTATATTGGTAAAACAAAGAATTTAAAAAATAGAATTTATCAGCATAAAAGTAGAGCTAAACAACATTGTGATAAAAAAGTATATAAATGGATTAATAGTATTGGATTTGATAATATTGAATTTATAATTGAATGTATATGCGATGATAAAGATAGTGCTCTTATTGAAAGAGAAACTGTTAAAAAATATGAAGAGCTTGGTTATACACTTTATAATGATCAATTAACAAAATTATTTAATCCATCAAATACAAGATTTAATGATAGACATTCAGTATATGAATTATATTTAAATTCAAGTCTGTCAATAAACGAAGTAGCTGATAAATTTTCTATTAGTGAATCTTTAGTTAAAAAGATTATAAAAGAATATAATTACTCTAAGCCACACGGTAAGCTACATAAATATTACAAAGAAATTCAACAGCAGCTTATATCTGGCTGTTCTATTAGATCATTAGCTAAAAAATATAATGTTTCAAAAAATTCAATTGCCAATATAAATACAGGTATTACATGTTTTGATGAAAATTTAGATTATACACTTAATAAGTATGTTAGAGATAACATTATAAAAAATTCTTGGTTTAAGTCGAAGGTATAGTCCGAACTTATATGAGAGTATAAGATTAACAAATTGCATTTAACACATGGTCACAAAGTAAACTTCACTGGAAAGAATTATACTGTTCATCAGTTTGATGTAGATAAAGACACAAAGATGATTGATTATAACAAACTTGAAGATTTTGTTTATAATCTTCATCCAAAAATGATGCTCATTGGTACAACTGCATATAGTCGTATTCTTGATTGGAAACGATTACGTGAAATTGCAAATAAAGCAGGATGCTATTTTGTTGCAGATATTGCTCATGTTGCTGGCTTAATTGTTGGCGGAGCTTATCCTTCACCTATTCCTTATGCTGATGTTGTTACACTTACTACACATAAAACACTTCGAGGACCGCGTGGTGGTATGATATTATGTAGTGGTGAACTTGCAAAGAAAATCGATAGATCAGTATTCCCCGAAATGCAAGGCGGGCCGCACATGAATCAGATTGCTGCATTGGCTGTTGCTTTAGGTGAGGCTCTTCAACCTGAATTTAAAATATATGCTGAGCAAGTTATTAAGAATGCAAAACGTCTTGCAGATTTATTAGTGCATATATATGGACTTAATATTGTTTCAGGTGGTACAGATTCGCATTTAATGGTCGTAGATTTAACATCTAAAGGCATTGATGGAAAAACTGCAGCAATTGCATTGGAAAAAGCTGGTATAGAGTGTTCATATTCTACAATTCCATATGATCCTAATCCACCAGCAAGACCATCTGGAATTAGATTAGGTACTGCTATTTTAACAACAATTGGTATGAAAGAAGATGATATGAATACTGTAGCTGCGTATATCAATAAGGTGCTGGATAACTATGATAAAGATAATGTTTTAGCAACTGTAAAAGAACAGATTGCTGAATGGGTTTTATCATTTAATATATAAATTAAATATCAAATATATTTGAATGTTTACATCTTTTATATAAATATTTAATGATATTAATATGGAGAATATAACAATGCCGCGTATTAGTTTAGAAGATCGTATTGCAAGACTAGAAAGAGCATTTAAAGCAAATACAGCTAATCGTCGTAAATTTGAAGCTGATGAAGATGAGACAGCTGCTGAAGATACAGTTGCAAGTAAAGAAGATCTTGATAAAGCAGGTAAAGACCCTGAAGTTCAACAGAAAATTGCTGCAATTACAAATAGTTTAAAAGATGCTGGACTTATTGATTTCGTTCAAGACGTCAATGCGATGATGAGCGATGAAAAAGGGCGTTTAGCACTTGAATTAGTTGCTGGTACATTATCAGCTGATCAACTTGAAGAAATGGGTTTAAAGAATGTAAAATTTAAATTTGTTGCAAATGCTGCAACACCTGTTAAAAATTTACATCCTACACAAAATGAAATTGGATTTTCAAATTCATTAAAATTCCCTGTACAAAATGCTGCAAGTTGTAAACAGCTTATTGCTGGTGATAGTGTTAAAATAAAAATTCCTATTATTACATGTAACGGCTCATTAATTATTGATGGTCATCATCGTTGGTCACAGACTGCTTGTGTAAACCCTGATGCTACAATGGAAGCATTAGATCTTCAAATTATAACACAAGAAAAAGGAATCGACTTTAAAAAAGCGTCTGATGTTCTTAAAGTTACACAAGCTCTAATTATGGCTCTTGCATTAAAAGCTGGTAAATCAAAGTTGCCATCAGCTAATAGCAAAGCATTAGAGAACTTATATGCAATGTCACCAGATCAACTATTCAAAAGTATTGTTGATTTTGATGGTAGTCATGACGGTCTTGAATATCTTGCTACAAATACATCACGTGTACGAGATGCTGATTTTGAAGATTTAACTGGTAATGTAAGAAAAGCAATTGCCGCTATAACTGATGAACGTGTTGAAGCTGTTAAAAAACCTGATAAAGCAGAAGATGAAAATGCACCAATTGCTGGTTGGAATAAACTTAGCAATGATGCTAAAGCTGCAATTTATTTAACAGCAAATTGTATGGTATTACCAAAACCAGCTGCGGATGCTACACTTCGTAAATATATGCCTCAGACTGACGGTGCTGGTGATGTTAATATTACATTAGGCGATCTTAAAGATGCTGCTAGTAATGGTTTGAATGTTAAAGAAAGTCGATTTAAGCACAATAGAGTAGCAAAACTTGAAAATAGAATTGCTAATATTGAAAAAGTATTAAATCGTAAAAGCAAATAATATATGTAATAAGCTACATAGATGTAATGCTGTTTAAGCCATAGTTGATATCTAAAACTTAGGTATCATTCTATGGCTTTAATTTTATACAATTTATACAACCATGGAGAATTATCATGATAAAAGATTGGTGTAGTAAAATTGGTTGTGTCCTTAAATCTGTTTTAGGTGATATTAGAATAGAAAAAAAGATTACAGATATAGCTACTTCAGATGCTGATTTACTTGAGTCTTCTAAATCAGAACCTGCTGTAAATACTGAAATTGAAAAAGTGCAAGTAAAGAAAGAACCTGTTGAAATTAATATTCATAATCCAATATATGAGTATGCACATGGTAAAAAATTTAGTAATCCCCCAACTTGGATTGTTGTTCATTATACAGCATGTATGAATGTTAGTGCAAAATCAATGTGTAAGGCAATGAAGAAAAATACAGGCGCCTCATCTCACTTCTATATTGATGAAAAAGATATTTATGCAGCTGTCCCATTAAAATATGTAGCATGGCATGTTGCTGGAGGGAAAGTGCAACAGCCAAAAAGCGGTAAAGTAATGTCTTTAGAAGAATTAGCTAACTATAAAGTTAAGGATTGGAGATATGATCTTGCTGCACGTAATCACTTAAAGTGGCAAAAAGATGGTGATGATTTCAAAGGCAACTATTACTCAATAGGTGTTGATTTTTGTGTTAAGAAGACTGATACTAAAAATGATAAATCAGCAACAGCAACAGATTGGTACTTTGAAGATGAGGCTGTTGAAAATGTTGCAAAGACTGTAGCATATCTTGCAAATGTATATAAGATTAAATTAAATCATATAATTAGACATGGAGATGCAACTGGAAAACTTTGTCCACAGCCATATACATATCCACCTGAGGCTGGTGATAAAAGATGGGAAGCTTTTAAAGAAAAAGTTGCAGGTTATATGGATTGTGGTGTTATAGCGAAATGGGTATAAAATAAAAACATCTGCTTTATTTTATCAATATGTGATGTATATTAGTAGTATTGTGTTGATAATATTACTAACGATAAACTTGGAGCTTTGGTAATTAATGGGTCTTAAATTTGATGTACAGTCTGTTATTAAGTATGCTGCATATGAAACATCACAAAACGGATATGTAAAGCGAGCTGATGATGAAGATAATTGTACAGCTAATAAACTTTTTGATTTACTAATCAAAAATGAACTATCAGATGAACAGTTGTCTTCTGTAAAAGATCGTGTATCAAAATGGTTTGCATATATCAATTCACAAGATAGTGATTACTTTAAAGAAGTAAAATTAGAAATTGCTAAACCAAAAATTGATGAAGTTAAACTTGGTTTAATTGCAAGTTCATTCGCTTCATTTGACAAGCACATGTCATTTGTAGCATTAAATGAAATTGAAAAATCATCTGAATATTTAGGTGAAGAAGGCGACTCTGTAGCATTTTGTATTAGAGATTTCAAGATGATTAAATCAGGAACTTCTAAATTTAAAAATGGTGATTCAAAATGGTATTTATATAAAATTCATGATGTAAATGGTAATTCAATTACATTATTTGCAAATGAAAACATGGACACTGATTTTAAATCACATAAACAGGTTGAAGCTACTGTTCAAAAATTATCTGAATATAACGGTATTAAGCAGACACAAATTTCAAAAGTAAGGTTTGTATAATGACAAGTTCTATAGTTGAGTCTAATTATAAAATGTTATGTATTTTGTATATTAGTTATAAATCAATTATAGAGGATATAGAAAATATTGCAAAATGTTTAGATTCTGATTTTAGAGCTAATAATAAATTATCTATATTAAATTTTTTGTTGCAAAAAATAGAGAAATATCCAATTACATGGAAATTTTATACACAACAGCATTTTAAGTTCAACAGAGAATTTGAAGATTTAGTAATTTTTAT